GCAGAGGATGAAAAACAGAAGGAGGAACATGAGGAAGAATATGACAATAATATTCCAACTGTCATTCGAGCACAAATCATGGGTGAAAATGAAGCCATCCCCAGAAATGAGGCTCAACATGGTGTTCATCCAGCTTCAATTGATACGCACATGATTTCAGCGAATTGGTCGCCTGAAGCTCATTGTATTGGGGAAAAAATAATGTCCGTTCACCAGCTTACTAAACGTTTTGGTGAGTTGGGCACACTTGATCAATCACCAACCAATCAAACAATTGTGGTTGCACCTTTTTCTGTTATTGCTCCAGTAAACACTGTAGCACCAACTAAAACTATTTCTATGTATGAATATTATTATTATTTATACGCATTTTGGCGTGGTTCTATGCGTTTGAAGGCTACCCATGTACAAAGTACCGGGGCTGCAGCTTTCACTCCTAAGTTTCAGGGATATTCTTCTTGGTATTTGTGGAACACTGTGCAGGACGCATTTAATAATTTGGTTGCTAGGTTTTCTATTGGTGGTTTGCCAATGCAATTAACTAATACATTGCCGGGGGGTTCAACAAATATGGGTACATCGCTGCAAGTGATAGATAATTCTATGGAAGGTCTTTCTGAAGTAGAAATTCCATATTATAATGTTTCACACATTAGTCCGGCTACTAACTACACTGCAACTGAACGCGCAGTGCAAGTTGATAATGTTTTGCGTGGCAATATTCCTCCTGCTATTGTTGCAATGAATTTTCGCGGTAACATACCAACTGGTGGCACAATTTCTACGCGTATTTATCGTGCTCCAGGTGATGATTTCACTTTCATGTATCTTGTTGGCGTACCTCCTTTGGTTAACGTCGCACGTACATAACTTCTTTACAGTTTTTGAATTCCAAGAACTGATTAAAATTATATTCTTTATTGATAGGTATAAGTCTTACATATAATTTTAAGCTTTAGATTTTAATTCAGTACTTATCACCCCTTACACGGGTAATTTATTGTAAACCTTGTCCCTTTAGGACTCTTTTCTTAATTTTTCAAAATTATTAACCATTATTGGTCAGAGTCCTTATGGGCTAACATGTTTTTCTCACTTTTCATGCTAACTGACAAGAAGTGTAAAATTCGGT